CCATTAGCCTTACACTCTATCCCAATAAATACTCCTTGATAGCAAGCTACTATGTCAGGTATACCTACACTCATGTAGCCATTGGCAACAGGATAAAAATAATAAGCCCCTAAACTTTTTAAAGTTTTGACCACTTGTTGTTTAACCCATTTTTCAGTAACTTTTTTCATATAGTTATTTATTTTATAGGCAGAAAAATAATAAGGCAAGCGTTTTGTAAGAACGGTCATAGTACACTTCGCGTTATTGTTATCGCAAAGTGTACCAGTGAAGAGTCTTAAACTATTTTATGTGTTCCATCCAACAAGGATAAGTTTCTATTCTTCTTTTAGACCAGTCTTCCAAGTGACGTTCAAAGTCATCGTCAGTGGGAGGGTAAATTTCCGCAGTCGCGATGGAGCCGTTAAAATATCTTGGGTCTAGCATGTATCGTTCAAAATCCCTATATCCATTCGAAACATCAAAACCTTTGGCTAAACGAGCAGGGGTAACATTAATTAGCAAGTCAATGGCTTCATGCATACGATAAATACTCCCATCTCTAAGCCTAATTTCCTCATCACGACGCTCTAAATAATCTTCAGTTAGTTTATAAGTAGCCGCTCTTTTTCTCACGTGTTGGACAAAAGGATGGGTGATGGGCAACTTATATACCTCCATTGAGCCACAGTGTCTGTCACTTTTATCTCTATACATAACGTGTGGTCTATCCCACTGACGCAATATGCTGTTAGATATATACTTAGTTATGGTCGTGTCTGGATAACGATACACACGACCTTGACGTGCTTGTCTAACAATATTTTTAATTTGTCCGTCACCTAACTTCCATGTATGAATAGGGTACAATATATTCCCTTTCATATACTTAGTCATATACTTTTGAGTGTTGAATTGATTTCTAAACATTACTCACCCCCTATAATTATATCTGTGTCGATACACTCGGTATCGGTTTTTAAATAGACACTTGCACCATAATTTGCTTGTTCAAATGCCCTACCTTTTTGGCACACCACCTCGCTAGGTGTGGTGTTCGATTGCCATGTCTCAAAGATATGTAATAACCCCATGCCTACAAGACTGCCTATAAATAATCCTGTTGCTAACCATGTTGCACTATTGCATTTATTCATGTTCTTTATCTCCTTGGTTTGTTGCTGGGATTCTAGTTGTACTTCCATCAGGGTTAACAATAATATCCATGTTACCCTCGTCTTCAAACTGTTCTATATACTGCTTAATTTTTTCTGCTCTATCCATTACTTTCTCCTTTTAATAAAGTGTATATCTGCATGAGCTTCTTCTGTTTGTTTCATTAAGTCTGTTATCTCTTGCAGTTCTTGTGAAGTGTATTTGACTACATGGCTTTGAGGGCCATCGTTCCATGCATGTATGTAAGCTAAAAACATCTCATCACTATCATCTTCACACACCATGAATATAATAACTGAAGGGTCTTCAGTATCACGAGTGCGCATGCCCACTGCATCTACATACACACCGTACTCAGACAACCGCAAGACCGACACTTTTGTGCGCAGGTCTTGAGGTATGCTTGGCGTATCACATACATTCTCTCCAGGTTTTTGGTAATATATCTTCATTAGAATTTCCCCATTATTTCTGTAACTTTAGATGCCACCTCTGAGCGTAGCCCTGAGCTCTCGCGCAAGTCTTCTGCCGACACACCGACAAGTGTTTTTTCTAGCTCAACACGAGCGCTTTCTAGGTTGGGGTCTTTTGTAATGTTAAGCTTTGTCAACAAAGTTGTGAGCTCAAGGGCATTGTCAATAAGACTATCTCTAAATATTTTCTTACTGTTGCCACCCAAACGCTCGGCCATATGTTTCAGTGTTGTGTGTAGCCGTGACCATGCATCACCCACTGCGCTATCTAGCCTACCTGCATACGCATCTTCATAGTCTGTTTTCATCTTAGCTTTTATGTCATCAGCAATGTCAACTCTAAAGTCACCTGATTCAGGCACTGGCATTATAGTGTGACGTAAACCGAACTTAGCTCTGATTTGCTCAGCATCAGGGTACTCAGCTCTGTCAAACAATCGCCCAAGATTGTACGCCATCATGGTTACAATTTGTGGGTAGTCAACAAGAAATTCAGAGACTGCCGTATCAAACTCTGATTCGTAGTGCCCTAGTCTTTCTTTGTAATCAAACAAATTAGCTGTGGGTAGTAGCCGTGTACCTGTGTCTGACCATGGTAATGTTTGACGCGTGTGCCAATCACGTATTTCACTAGCTAGTTTACTTATTCTAGCGAGCTGTCCTGAACCTGCTAGCAGGTGTTTGTTGTAGTTACCACCACTTACTGTCGTGTGTTTATCTACATCTATTTCTTTGGATACAGCTTTATCAAGTTTACGAGCGGTCCACATAGATATGTTTAAATCTACTAGAACTGCGCTTGTTGCTATGCTTATGTTGCTCATTGTATTTCTCCTTAAGTTTTTAATTGTATAGTCTTACCATGTGGCGATGTATAGTAGTCGTTGGTGACTACCCATAGAGTAGGGTGTTGCCACACACCGCCCCAATCTTCTTCAACTCCTCCATCCGTTAAAATGATAACGGCATCGGGTGTTAAATTCTTATCCCGTATATACTCGTTGACACAACCTACTGTTGTCCCACCCCCACCTGCAGGTTTAGTAGTGGTAAGTATTGAGTCATACTCGCCCTCTTCGTAAACTTCGTGGTTGGCAACTTCAGTGTCCCAATACAACAAATCTACTCGCTTGGGTTTTACACTACTACATACAGACACGAGTTCTGACCTGAAAAACTGTCGCTCTTCATCAGTAACCGAAGCCGAAGTATCTTCTGCAAACACAATACTTTCTACGGTTTGTCCGATAACAGATGGCATATATATGTCTTGTCCTATAAACCGTTTAGATGGTCTACGATAGCTACTATAGTCTTTACTTCGACATATGCCTGTCATCCACTCTAGCAGTTGTTCACGCCAATCTACTTGAGGTACTAATAATTTAGAAACAGACTTGTTTTCTTTGCCCCCCATCTGCCCTCGAATAAGTTCCCCTTGACGCAAAGCTGTGTCAATTGCTTGTGAGGTCTCATCTATTTCTTGCTTACTCAATTCACTAGCGCCATCGAAGTCGTGTTCATCAAGAGCCTTGTTACCTTCCTCTTGGTCTGGAGCAAACCTACCTTCTTGGTTTTCTTTATCTTGCTTTAATGCATTGAATATTTGTTTGGTCGTCATGCCTTGGTACTTTGTATCGTATAGACCACCTTCGGGCATTACTGCAATCTTTGTTCGAGAATCCGAACCTTCTTGGGCTTCTATAATAGCCGCATTGACAACATAATCTGCGGACATGTTAGTTAGCTGTGCGTCTTCTTTGAATAAGTGTTGCCACAAATGTATCTGTTGGTACACCCTGTGCATAGCTTCGTGCAGTATTATAAATGTAAGCTCTTGTTGGTTAAGTGTGTCAAGAAACTTAGGGTTGTATGACACATCTCTCCCATTAGTTTGTGCAGTGGGTATGTCTTCAGTGAAAGTAATCTTACCTAGTGACAAGACACCTGAGAACATACAAAATTCTTTACTGCGCATAATAGATATGTGGCCTGCCGTGACTCTTTCTTTAGCATTTTTAATCATGTGTAACTCCTAAAAGTATTTGCTGTTTTTGAGTGACCAATCAGTAAAACATTTATGATTGTTTATCCAGTTTTTGTTTGTAGCATTTACTATGTTAAACCCAAACAACCCTTGTATCTCCATAGGAAGTCTTTCTAGATATGTCATCCATGCTTCTACATTTTTCTCTTCGAGTCCTACTAGCTCACGCATCACTAATATAACTCGTGCAGACGGGTCGGTAGGAACTTGTGCTGTTGTTGGCGCGCCATACACACTAGCTCGTGAAGGTAGTTCATCAGCTATAGTGCAATAAGCATACATGTCACGTGCGGCTGATTCTCCTATAGTCCCTGATAAAGCACACAGTGTTGCATTAGGTCCAAGCACATCTCTGTTTGCAATGATAGGTCCTGATTGAGCTAAAGACCTAGCTGAAGTGAAAGCTTCTTGCGATTTGTTTGGGTGGTATATATACATGTTTTCTTTCTGTGACTCGTCTGTATAGCTAGCCATACAGTGAGGAAAGTTAGATACCCATGCAATTATTTCTGCAGGGACATTGTTTTCAATCGCCCAAGGTGTCCACTCTTCTGCGGTAGGGGGAGCTACAACTACTTGAGTCACACGGTTTTTAACATGTGCCTTCATGTGGTCACCTACTACATCACTCGTAAGATTACCTGTAGAGAATACGATAGACTCAGGATGTAACTCAACGCTACCAAGTCTTCTCTCTTGCATGATGGGTAACAACATATTTTTGACAGGTTCACTTGCTTTAGTTATCTCATCAAGCATGATTATTGTTGGCTTGCCTAGGTGTAACTTAAAGCGTTCGTTAGGATAAAAAGCCGTAGACTTCTGTTCATGATTAATGACAGGCATTGCAATATCGCCTAGGTCAATGTCAGCACAATCAATATACACCGACTCGTAGTCAGGAAATCGTTCAGCTAAAGTTTTAAGCACTGAAGACTTACCTATGCCTGGATTACCTTTCATGTGTACGGTTACCTTGCTACCAGTGGTGGCAATAAGGTTTGTTACTTCCGCTAGTGTTACAGTTAGATTACTCATTTACTTCTCCTGGGTTGGTACACTTTGCGTTGTTGATGACGCGAAATGTACTGGGTTGCAGTCAATAGTGGGACCACTATGACCGTTTTGAAACGGTGTTACTGTATTAAGATACAGTCGTTCATACTTCTTGATGCATGGTAAATGTATCAATTGATTATTGATGTATGTCCTTGACACAGGTCTGCGGTAAGTCTTGTAATGCACGGAGCCTATGTAAAGAGTCAAGACTCTTAGCCAGTGATACGGAGTGATGTCATCGTTTTTTGATTCATAGTACGAACACCCCTTGGATGCTTTGTACATATACCCTAGTAAATTCGTAGGTATTTTGTGTTGGCTTGCGTCATAGCCAAAGTCACACCGCCAATGGGGTGAGTCACGCATTGAAACTTCTCGTGGGTAGGGGTGGGACTTTGCGACATCTTCTGATATGTTACGTATTCGAATTAGATACCGACCTAAGTCGTCTTGTGTGAGCTGTTTGGGTAACATCTTAAACTGAGCTTTGTAGTATTTATATTTCTGTACCATGTAACCTCTCCTTGATTAAGTACACTTTGCGATAACAATAACGCGAAATGTACTGCTGAATACTGTGCTGTTTTAAGTTAGACTTCGACTTAACTACATTATAGCACGGTAACTATACAGTGTCCAGTCATTGTGTACTACTTAGAGTGGTGTGTGGTACGAGATAAAATCTTGAATCCTTTGAATAACTTGTCGCGGGGTATCAAAATTTCTTGGAGTAAATTTCTTTTGCTCACTGTGTATACTAGCTTATCTGATTTAGGTATGCGGTGCATCTCAATGACTCCATCACTCATCATGGTAGGTAATAGGTGCACGTGGGCATTGGCTTCAATACCGAGTTCTTTAAGTATATAAGATGGACTTCGTGGTGTATTTTTTAGCATCTTTTTTACCTTGGTGCATAACGAATGGTATGTGTGTGTTTCTCCGTTAATCTCATACACCCTACGTTTAGCTAACTTTTTAGTGCTGTTGTATGTTGCCATCTTTAATCCTTTCTAATTTATCAAAATAGTTTATTGCTTCTTTACTGCTCTCATTTAGATTAACTTGCTTAAATGTATCCATCCATTCCATTACTAAATCCCATGATTCTTGTTTGCCCAACTTCCATTCAGGAAACCGAGCCGCAATCCATCGCGGGGAATCAAACATGTTAGTCACTCCACTTTCTCTCAACATGTGAAGGTATGCCCACAGTTCAATTTTGTTAACTTCGTTACTCATCACTGCACCTCCCGTTAATACAAAATCTATTAGCGTGGTCAAGTAGCTCATCTTCTATTTCTTCTAACGCTTTCTTTTTTGCTCTGTCATCTGCTTGCAGTAGGGCGGGGTCAGGCTCAAAGATAATGACATCTTCATCGTCATCTAACACATCTACTTCCTTGCCCTCTCTAAGGTGTTCAAGAACATCGGCGCACAAAGCATCTATTACTCCAGGACTAAATTCAATAGCATCGACACCTATAGCTATGTCATCACCATCATCTTTTTTCTTAACAATCCTAAACTTTAATAAATCTTCGCTTGTATCTACATACACAAAATCTACATCTTCAGGCTTAAATTTAAACTTCATCACAATCCTCCTCTCGTTTACATGAATCACAGACAAAATCATCAGGGTTAGTTTCCTGATAGAAATCATCTCCACATTGCTTACACTCTACCTCCTCCGCATCTTTTAAATCAGGTGGTAAATTGCTACCCCAGTTTTCTTTTTCAGTCATTACTTATCCCTCCTTTCTATCCCATTTAAAGATACCTCTGACCATAGTTTTTCGCCCTTTGCAAAGGGGAAATCTCTGGTGCTTGCCCCTTCTATAGACAAACAACTAGCAATGTCAGGGTGAAATTTTACTCTTATCTCTCTTTCATCTTTTGCAGTAACGATTACTTTTTTCTCTACATATTCTGAATATGAAACTTCAAATTGTGCCATTACTTATCCCCTATAATAATATCTGTGTCGATACACTCGGTCTCGGTTTTTAAATAGACACTTGCACCATAACTTGCCTGTTCAAATGCCCTACCTTTACTACACACCACCTCGCTAGGTGTAGTGTTCTCTTGATAAGTCTCAAAGATATGCAATAACCCCATACCCACAAAGCTACCAATTAATAATCCAACTGCTAACCACATTGCTTCATTACATTTATGCATCACATAATCTCCCATAAAAACAACGCAGTTAATGTAATCAACACTCCAACTACAAAACCTAAGCGTCTGTTGTTACGTGCTTTCCTTTGTTCCCATTCGTAGTTAGAAAGATATCTACCTTTTATATACTTATCCATAACGTTATCTCCTTAATATAATATAACTTGCTAATAAAACATTGAATACTGACAACACAATGCTAATCATGTGCCAACCTGTTAGTGCGAGATACAAACCTAATAAACCAGACACCATAAATAGAATAACTAACATAATGCTATTCCAATAGTGACGCTCATAAGACCTACTACCAAAACGATTACTCATAATATTTACTCCCTGTTAAAAAGGGTAACCCTATGGAAGTTACCCTTGTATTTATGAACAAGTTCCTACTCATAGGATTTTGTTCGCTGTATGTAAGCAGGTCAAACTCCCACTCACAACTATAGTATAGCATCATTAGACTACATTGTCAAGTCCTTAGAATCAAAGTCTTCAGCCAAAGTATCAAGTGAAGTTTTGTTAACTTCGTTAACTTCCGAGGGGACTCGGAAACTACCTTCGGAAATATAATTATTAAATAGTTTCCATAAGCCTGAAGGCATTGCATGTCTACCTTGTTCCCATCTAGACCATGTGTTCTCTGATACACATACTAAGTCTGCTGACTCTGATTGGGATATGTTGGCTCTCAATCGCCTATGTTTTATCTCTGAACCTGTTGGTGTGTAATAGTCCCTCATGCCATTTGGCCTTGCTTGTTAGCTATGACTCTGCACTTAAGTTCAAACAGTTCCCAATATGCATAAGGCATTTTAGTATTGCCACGCTCCCACCTCTGAAATGTACGAGAGGTTATGTGTAATAAATTACCTGCCTGTGCAGTCGTTAGGTTTAGTTTATGTCTTAAGTCTTTAATCTCTTTTGGCTCAGGTGATTGTATTATATTGCTCATTCTTACTGTCCTTTTTGTGGTTATGAACATCTTCCTATACATAGGATTTTGTTCGGGGTTAAGAGTATAGCAATGCGACAGACTGTCGTCAAGCGACAATATGTCGTAGCGTCAAACTGTCGTATATATGTATGTGGTTGTGTGTCTGTGTGTGTTTGGGTATTACTGGGGGAAATGACTAGTCAATACGCCTAGCTGTATCGTATAGTTTGCGACATGCTGTCTATACGAATTGTATAGCTGAGTGGTGTATATGTATGCGACAGACTGTCGTATTGCTTAATTATTAATCAGGTGGCGACATATTGTCGCTTGTAGTATGTGAGGGTGTAATTATATCAAGTGCCTGATTTAAAAGGCTTATCGAGAAGTGGACATTGTATATCTTTACGCCCTAAGTCCTTGATATGTATACTTAATTACGCTTCGTTACTTCGTTAGCTTTGTATCCTTACACGCTAAGTCCTTGATAACATTACTTTCTTACATAATTACACGCTATTCACTACTATCTTGCATTGCAGAAACCGAGTCCACGAGGTGAACTGATTAAAAAACAGGCACTATACGAATCGTATAGCCATTTCCAAGTTCTAGAACTAAGTTAACTATGTAATAATGTAATAATGTAATAATACAAGTAAACATATATATAAAACAATAACTTATATCTTAACGCCTATCCTTACATCTTTACACGTGCGACATATTGTCGTATCACTCGATTGGCGACAGACTGTCGTCAGGGACTCCAGGACTCAGGGACTAAAAACTACCTTCAAAATTGTATTTGAAGGTCATAAAATGAGAGCGAAAAAAAAGCTAGGGGGTTAGCCCTAGCTTTTTAGTGTGAACATTATCCTATTGCTAGGAATATGTTCGGTTAGTTTTTAATGGTCTGAATGTATTGAACCATTCCAACCAATTGCTCTTGAGTAGCATCTTTTGTGAATTCTGAGATAACTAATTTTTGTTGCTTAATGAATTCCTTAGCAACCTTTTCAGAATCTTTAACAGAAGATTTTTCTTTTTGAGCAATAACAGAAATCAAAGTTTTCATAGTTTCGATAACGTCTGTTTTTGTCATAAGAGCTTTCAGTTCAGCAATTCCCATGTGAGAGAATTTTTTCTCAGCTTCTCTTTTAGCTCTCATTCTCTCAGAATCTTTACCCACCTTTTTAGGTTTATCAAAAGGTAAAGCCTTCACAAGATTTTTAGTGAGAATATCGTCCGCTGTACTAGTAGTAACATTAAAATTTGCTACTAATAAAGCATTCATATTCTTAATGGCTTGAGTCCATTCAGCATAATCAAACTTTTCAAATACTGGCTCAGCATAACCAATTGAATTGGTAATACAAACACCCGCAGAATTACCATGTTGCTCAGCCTTACCTAATTCATTAGCTGACTTATGTAATGCTTCGTTAACTTCGTTACTAAGTACAAGCGTGGATTCTTGAGCTTTCTTTTGGTTAGCCTTTAAACCTTTACCTGCTGTTACTGTTGTTACTTTATTTAAGTTACTCATAATAATATTTCCTTTTGTAGTATGAACATTATCCTATTGCTAGGAATATGTTCGGTTAATCACTATATAATATATAGCAATACAAGTGGCTGATTGCCAATTGATGTAACCATTATGAACTATATACTAAACAAAGTCAAGTCCTATCAAATAACCCTTTATAATCAATGAGTTACAACAGGCTGGACTGAGAAAAAAAAAGGGTACTGGGTGGGTATCGACCACTTTAAAGATAAACACCTGAGCTACTCTATACATTGTAATCAGCACAAATCATCAGTTATTTGAGGGAAAATCGCAATATAGATACCCCCCCGGTGCTTAATAAATAGGCAGTTGTAAAAAATTTTTATATAAAATGTAGGAAAACGCTAATGAGAAGCATTACTACTATGTAACGCGCAGTGTTATATAATACTATTATGAAAGAATACTATCATTTACTAATAGCCTTTACGCTTTTGTTTATATTGTGGTGGATTTGCTACGCATTAAGTTAAATAAATGCTTGAATAATTTAAAAAATTCAGCTATATTGCTTAGAACGTATTAAATACGCAAACCCAAAGGACACATAATGCCCTTAACAATAATACCGGACACGGATAAACCGTTGCCTGATACATTTGAACCAGAAGAACCTAAGACTTTTAAGAAAAAAGTTAAAGTAGCTACCGCTACAGCTAAAGTTTTAGCAGATGCAGGGGCCGAGATACCGGTTAGCTCACAAGAAAAAGTAGAAGCTGAAGAATTATTTAATGCTTTTACTAATCCCAACGATGAAAAAAGTGCAGTCTCAGGCGTAAACAAATCATTATCTACACCCGCAACAGTACAACACTTATATGCAATGCTCAGTGACTACGACCATTTAGTAGTGCAGGAAGCCGTACAACTAAGACGGTTTGTTACCAATAAGTTAATAGAAGATACAGGTCTTGCTGACCCACGACATAGATTAAAAGCATTAGAGTTGTTAGGTAAAATATCTGACGTAGGTTTGTTTACAGATAAAACAATAGTGTTGACTAAAGATTCAACTTCCGAAGAGTTAGAAGCTAAGATTAAATCTAAGTTATTTAAAATACTAGGAACTGAAAAGACTGTATTAGATGTTGACGAAGAGATGGGTGTTATTACCGAAGACGATTTGAAAGACACAGACTAATGACTCAACAGATAAAAGGTATTGACCCAAAGCAACTTAAACTTGCTTTAGATAACATAAGTAATATACCTAAAGCAGAACAACAAGAATTGCTAAAGATGTTAGAATCGTTAGAGTCAAAGACACAGCTTCAAAACAGACAAGATAATTTTTTAGATTTTATTGACCATGTATATTCAGGATATAAGGTAGGAGCACACCATGCAAAGTTGGCTAGAATATTTGAAGAGATTGCTAACGGAGTTAAAAAAAGGGTCATTGTTAACATCGCACCTAGACACGGCAAGTCAGAACTTATTTCGTATCTGGCACCAGCTTGGTTCTTGGGCAAGTATCCGCATAAGAAAGTTATTATGGCATCTCACACAGCTGACCTCGCAGTTAATTTCGGGCGTAGAGTCCGGAATCTCGTGGGTTCAGATTCCTATAAAGAAATATTTCCAGATGTTACCCTGCAGGCTGATTCAAAATCTGCTTCCCGTTGGGGAACTTCTTATAATGGTGAGTATTTTGCTATTGGTGTCGGTGGTGCTTTGGCTGGTAGGGGCGCTGACTTATTTATAATTGACGACCCTCACTCAGAGCAAGACGCTAAACTAGGAAAACCAGAAGTTTTTCTACCAGCATGGGAATGGTTTCAGTCAGGGCCTATACAAAGGTTGATGCCAGGTGGCGCAATCATAGTAGTAATGACACGATGGTCTAAACTAGACTTGACCGGACAGATAATTAACCAAATGGTTAAGAATGATGACGTAGATGACTGGGAAGTTGTTGAGTTTCCAGCGATAATAGAAGATTCTAATGGCGAAGAAGCGGCCTTGTGGCCTGAGTTCTGGCCGATAGAAGAGTTAATATCTAAACGAGCTTCATTAGATGTACGATATTGGAACGCGCAGTACTTACAGAATCCTACCTCAGAAGAAGGAGCTCTTATTAAGAGAGAATGGTGGAATATATGGGAAGAAGAGGACCCACCACACTGTGAATTTACAATAATGTCTTTAGATGCTGCTCAAGAAGCACATACTAGAGCCGATTTCAATGCGTTAACTACGTGGGGTGTATTTTTTAACGAAGAAGTCAATAATTATAATATAATACTGTTAAACTCAATAAAAAGACGGTTAGAATTTCCTGAGTTAAAGAAGTTATGTCTAGAAGAGTATCAAGACTGGGAACCTGATGCCTTTATTGTAGAGAAAAAATCTAATGGTGCAGCGCTTTACCAAGAATTTAGAAGAATGGGGATTCCAGTGGGTGAGTT